TTCTAAGGCAGAGGGATGCATATATGGTAGACTGCTTTAATGTGCGCAATACCAAGCAAAATGAGGCTGATAGAAATATCGAACTTTTAACTACAGGCATTTCTCCAAAAGATAACGATATCCTAAACTGGTTAATCGCGGACGGGCATAGAAGAACTATCTGGAAAATAAAAGGTAGCTCTATGGTTGGGGCACCAAATAACACAAGCGAATGGTGCTGTTTGAATTTTTTGGAAAATACAAAATCTCGTGGAATTGCAATATGCTTTGAATACGGTGGAACAGCTGTCAAATACAGGTCTTACTTCAAGGAAAATGGTGGGGTCAAATGGCACGGACCGGATTGGGTGGATATTCATTCCTAAATCAGAGATTCATGTGTGGAAGTATTATTTTGTGACAAGTGTTTTTACTATGCCATTTACATCTAACTTTAATTGCATATCTGTATCCAGAAACAAAACAACACCTCCGGTCTTATAACAGTCTAAATACATACTTGGCCTTGCATCAGGGTTAATATCCGTTCGAGCTCTGATGGTAAAAGCAGCATTATCTACCCTTGCACCAAATAGGCCAGAATCTAAAAACTGCTGCTTTGTAAAGGTATTAGATTCGTCTTTTTTAGAGGCCTTGGTATTGAGCACAGTATAAAGGTCCATCAAGGCCTTACCCTGAGCCGCCGAAAGCGGCAGGTTAGGGTTGTTTGTGACACAGTTATTGACAATATGCCCCAACAGGCATACGCCAGTCATCCATGCCTTAAAATCTTCGCAAAACTTCTTTACTTTTCCCCATCTGGTCTTTGCCTTTTCCTTGACGGCCGGCACCGGAAAGTTCTCAGAAGATGCTTCAAACGCCGAAATCACCGTTTCTGCTGTGTCGCCGCCTGCGGAATCAACCTTATCTGCCTTCAAAGTCTTAACCCATCGGTATAAATTTCCCAGAATGTTTTTCATACTTCCCTTGCTACCAATATCTGGATACTTTTCTTCCTCCGAATTTGGTTCTTCTACTGATGCCACTGTATCAGATGCATCACCACCAGAAGAATCCATTTTCTTCTCTTCCATTTTTTTCTCCAGATCAAGCACGTCCTGTACAGTAGCTACACCTGCTGTATTGATTGAAATAGACAGCTGATCCGCCTGAGCTATGCTGATCTGAACATTATAAATAAAAGACGAAGGGGCAACTCCATTGAAAGCGGGCATCTGATCCGGAGTGGTCGCTTGGCAGACTGCAAACAATATCTCCGTTTCCCCATCTGACGCATAGATACCCACATTTTGTATCAGATATTCCTGCGTGATCTCACTATTATCAAACATCGTTCGGATACTAATCAGTGTATCATTTGCGATTTGCACATTAGATGGAATCACCGTCTGTTTCACATCCTGAAGTTCTGTCAGTTTTTTTAAGTTTGTACCTTCGGAATATGCATACGATGATGTTCCTGCATGGGAAAACTGTATCGTAACCTCACCAGACACCGCTCTGGCTGCCAATGCTTCTCCCGCTTCTGTAATGACTGCTTTTTTATATACTCCCATAATAGCCTCCTATATTGTCTGCATAAATGCACTGGACATGACACCGCCAATATATAGTCCTGCGGAACTATAATTATTAACCTGCTGATTTGCATGTATCTCTATATGCGCCGGTATAACATCCCAGAGCAGGTTATACAGCAGATCAACCGCCCCATATCTCGAAGATGTAACCGAAATCTCCAGCTTACAGGCCACGGCATCTACACTGAGGGTAAAATCTTCTCCAAACAATTCCTTTAACTGATCCATCAAAAAGTCGATAGAAAACGGGACGATCGTGTTGTATTTCTGTAATAATCTCTGCCTGCGATATTCAATTGTTTCACCTGGAGATGCAAATATATCAAACAGTGCCTCTTTCTGTGCCAATGTAGACTCATCTGCTGTTTGGATATAAAAATTTTTTCGGATCTGCTCTATATTGGCCTCCAACTCTGCAAGCACAGCCTGATCCGTTTTCATAAGCTCCTTAAATTCCAGGATCTCACGGAAATATTCCGGAAGTGTCTGCATTAAATCAATTTTCATGAACCGTCACCTCCCCAAGAGAAGGAATCTGCTGCAATTGCGCGGTCTCTGTCAATGTCAGATCTCCTGAAGATCCATTGATTAAAACATCCGTAACATTGACAATATCCGGGATTTCCAAGATAGATGCCACGATCCTGGATGCATACACGGCTACCACATATTCGATTTTCTGCCCTTTGATCGCATTCCCCCAGGTCCTGCACACAGATAATAAATACGCCTGTATTTTCTGCTCAATCTGTTCCTGGTAGGCTTCTGCTCCAATCCTTACCGTAGCCGCCAGCTGAATTGATACGGATATGTTAAGGGTCAGATTCGTCGCTGTTGTGATCGTCACTGCTGCTCCAATGGGCGCCATGCCGTAACCATTTCCTGAAGGTTCAGATCCGCCCTGCTCCGGAGGACAGATTGCTTTTTGCACCTGTGCAACAAGTCCGCTCTCTGCCGGTGTTAATTCACTGTCCAGAATGCTGCACAGCACCGTTCCCCCGCCCTTCCATGCAGGATATACCTGCACAGCTCCTACTCCTTCAATGGCAAGGATTGTGTTTCTGTAAGCAGCTATATTTCCGCCAAAGGAAGCCACATCGAAACTCTCGAAAAACCGTGCCCGCAGGGAATCATCGTTTTCCTCATCTGACCCCGGAGTTTTAATTTCCCCAAGCTCTGCACTTGTAAGGCCGGAAACCGCCGTAATGGGAAGCATATTGCCGGTATAAGAATTTCCTATGGTTCCCGGCACTGAACAGGTCATTTCATACACATACCGGTCTTTTTCGCTGCTTATCAGTCCACCGCTCCTAAATATGACAGATGCTGCCCCGTTGATGGTCTTAAACAGGGATCCTTCGGGAATCTCCACGTTGAATGTCCCCTGCCGTACCGCCGGAGTAGGCGCTTTCCGGACTATGTTGCGTTCCGCACAGACATAATCCAGATACTCCCCTACTGCAGTACCTGCATAAGCATTTTCCTGTACCTGTGACAACAGCATATACAAGCCTTCCAGATACCAGGCAACCGGTCCAAGCGCAGTCTGGATGATACTTCCCTGACGCCTGTCGATCTTATCAGATACCCGTCCTAACAACTGCGTCTGTATTGCCTTTTGGGTATATCCTTTAAAATCAATCACATTTCCACCTCCTCTGAAAAAGTCCCGTATACAGTTACAACGTCAAATGATACTGTCAGAATTCCACTGTTCTGTTCCAAGCATTTAAAATTCTCCACTGATAAAATCCTGTTATCCAAAGAAAAAGCCTCCTCGATCCTGCGGGGAAGCTCACTTACAATATAATCATATTCTTCTCCGACCAAATCCTCCAGTTCAGTCCCAAAATTGCTGTCATAGATCTGCCAGCGGAAGCGCTCATTCTGTAGAATAATTTCTACCGCCTGCCTCATAGCTCCCAGTCCCTCGTCCATCCCGGAAATCTGTCTGGAAGACCAGTCGATCAGGAATGTGTTTGTAGGCTGCTCTATATGCTTTAAGGATGCATCCAGACCTACGCCATCGGGTAATGTTGCCATACTTCCTCCTTACTGTGCCTTGGAAAGGACAATGTAACGGTTCCCACGGGAAACCCGCAGCATAACAACCTTGTCCCCTACAGCCAGCCCTTTATTGACTGCAACGGCCCCTCCACCGCCTCCCTGCACCTGAACGGTCTTCGGGATTACGGATTCTGTAAGGATCAGTCCGGCCTCCGGCTTGGGCTGGGAGGTTCCGTCTACCAGAATGGAAAGAGGCGATACCGTAGCCACAGTTCCGAACGCAACCTCCGTAGGCTTCATTGCTTTCTGATTTTCCTGCATGATTTCCTGCATTACACCTAATAGATTAGACAATATTTATTCCTCCCAACTGTCCAAAGTCTTTCACTTCAATACTCATGGTATGATCGTGTTCATCCCCCTCAAAGGTATGTGTTACCTTTTCTGCTATCATAAGCCGTGAAACAGCAAGGCCATCCACAGCCCCGATCCTCACCGGAATAATCATCCCGGCCCGAAGACCCGGAATACCAATCGAATCCAGCGATAATGTTTGCAGCACCCGGTTGTAATATTGCAGATACTGCCTACACATCTCATCGATCTGGGCTTCGTTCAGATTTTCGTCTACCTCATCATAATACTGGAGCAGACCCCATTTCTTAATGGTATCGCTGTCCTCATGTATATAGGCATCCGTCCGGCCGCTGTTCTTATTTTTACGCACCAGCTTCACGCGGTTATATGTATTGCTGTCAATATCCCGCTTATAGGTATAATCTGTTACCAGGCTTTTATCTCCCAAAAGCGTAGTAATGAACATATTCTTTGCTTCCGTCAGACACAGCTCTCCGCAATTATCATAGAAATTATAGATCTTTCCGGTCTGCACAATCGTTTGGGCCAGGGCGTCAAATATAATATCCAGACATCCCTCATTTTCCTTGTCCAGATACGGGAACGCATAACCCGCATCCTCCATGGCCCCCACTTTCAGGCCAAAATCCGCTGCGATCTGCCCGATGATCTGGGGCAGGGTCATATTCTGGAACAGATAACTGGCATTCGCTTTCAGGTATCTCAGCTGATCTCTGGCCGTATATGACACCTCTCCGTCCTTATTACGTTCTGCGGTAAAAATATACCCTTTAAACATCTTTACCCCTTCCACGGAAAACTCTACGGAGCTCCCTTCCGGAATAGCGACCCCGCTGTCTTCCAGACAGGTAAAGGTGAGGGAGCCCGGTGTATCAAACCGCTCTGTTATAAGTTCAATTTCCCGGGCTGTGGTCGCGTAATCTGTAATTACTGTCTGTGTGGCCCCACCTGGAGCCGGTTCCGTTGTCTGGACCTGTAATGTTATACTGCTCATACGAATCACCCTGTTATCTGAAGCTGGCTTTCCTGTACCCATCCATAAGAGCCAACATGAACCGGATAAGGATTTCCGGAGACAATCCGTGTCACGGTAGTGCTTATATTATTCGCTGTACCATGAGGCTTTCCGCCGTAGCTGTCATAACAGTATTCCCCATTTACCACTACAGACGCCCCTACCCGCAGCACCGGCGTTTCCACTGCCCTCTGCTGCTCTGTGGATGCATCGCTTTGAACCGGTTCTCCTCCGGACGCCGGAGGCGGGGTTGTAACGATGCTGACGGTTTGCGGAGCGTAATCCCTGTACTCCTGCAGCTCCAGCGAATAGTACATATCTCCCGGCTCTCCACCCTTATCGGTAGTCTCGAATTGACTGATAATACAGCGCATATTTGTATCGTACAGATCCGAGCGGCTGATAATAAGCCGCCCCTTCTGTTTGCCCTTCATTGCCTTACTGATCTGCTTCTCATACCACTGCGGGCTTTTTGCGCCCTTATTGATATAAGGATCTGCACTATTCTCGCCAGGGAAAAAGCCTTTCCAGGAAACTTCTCTTAAGCCTGGCCGCTTCTGCACAACAACCTCTCCCACGCCGATGATATCCTGTTTCTTGTTATTGCTTGGATATTTAATTTCAATCTCCTCCGGATTGACCGGTATCCGGATCTTTGTACTTCCAAATTTCAGATAGATGGAAGTTGTATTTTTAAGCTGTCCCATCCCATCCTCCTATCCGTGCGATACTGCTGTTCCGGCAGCAGCCTGTTCGATCAGGATCGCTTTCAATTTATCCGCAATATCACTGGCAGTCAGATTCTTGGCAGCGCTTTCCGGAATGGACACATGGATCTGCGGCGCCATAGTCTGAAGCTCTATGTTATTCATATAGCGGCGTTCTGCCAAATCCCTGTAGATCTTGATATCTTCATCGGAAAGCTTTACATCATCTTCGATCTTGCCGACTTTCCCAACCTTGCCAATGTCTCCAAGGTTGTCCACAGTTGGGATAGATGATGCGTCAAAACCATTCAGGCCTCCCAGATTATCCGTCAATGACTCCAGGCTGAGATCCATGTTGTCCAGCTTAGCCCCCAGACTTGCACCAACATCCCCCCATTGTTGCGACGTCGCAACCACATCGAGTTCTGACATACGTTTGATCTGGACTGCATTTTCTCCGAATGTATCATCAACCCAGCCGGACATCTTGCCGCGGAATCCGGATACAACACTGGCCATATCCGTTCCCAAAAGTGCATCAATGGCTCCGGCTGTTGTTTCGACAATTCCCAAAATTGTATCAAATACATCAAAAAATAACCGGGCGGTCGCTCCCAGAGGATCGTTCCAAACATTCACAAAGAACTCCGCAAATGCAGCAATCACATTCCAGAGAGATGCAAAGACATTGTAGCCGACCGCATACAGCAATCCTAAAATTTGTCCAACAAAGCTCCCGACTTCCTGTATTCCGAATCCAAATTGCTGGGCGGCAATCAGGGCTGCTGAAAAAGCAGCTATCAGCAGTAATATCTGCCAGTTTGCTGCCGCCCAGGCTGCAGCTGATGCCAATGCGCTTCCTACATTTGCCATACCTGCTAAAATCGCTTGTCCATTCAATATGACAAGTGCCACCCCTATTGCCGCCAATATAGGTAAAATAAAATCCAGATTATTGGATACCCACAAAGCGCCTTGACCAATCGCAGACAACGCCCCAACTCCCATCTGCGCAAGAACTGTGAACAGGGTAATTGCCTGCATAATAGCCTGCTGGCCTTCATCTGAATTCAAAAATTCACTCCATCCTGAAAAGCTATCCTGCAAACTCTTCTGAATTGCGTTTTTCCCCATTGTAAAAGCTTCTGCCAGTGTCATAGGCATCTCTTGGAATTGTGCATCTATCTCATCCGTCGCTTTCAGCATAGCATTTTTTACAACCTCTGCCGTAATCTGTCCCTCTGATGCCATATCCCGTATTTTACCTATGTCCTCCCCCAGGTAATCCGCAATCGTCTGGATGATATTAGGAGCTGACTCAAAAACAGCATTCAGCTCCTCTCCCCGCAGTACACCAGAACCCAGAGCCTGCGTCAGCTGCAGAGATGCTGAGGAAATCTCCTGCTGCGATGCGCCTGCGATTTTAAACTGCTTATTTAAGTTTTCCGCAAACTGGACAATCTCTGCGCTGGAAGAAAAGGCCTTTCCGGCACGCTGTCCGAGGCCTGCCACCACCTGTGCCGTGGCATCATATGCAGACCGGGTACGTTGCGCCGACACATAGACCATATCCTGCAATTCAGCTGTGGACTGAAGTCCATCATTCATTAAATTCAGTCGGGCTGTAATCTGTGTCTGCTGATCTGCAACCCCTAAGAAGGACCTCGCCAGACTTACTGCCCCTGTCGCCACTGCGATCTGGCGAAATGTCCGGAGAAGATTGCCTGCTGCTTTATCTGTTCGTTTTATTTCCTCGGTGTGACGTTGCTGCTGAGTTATCGTTTTCTGCATACCTCCTGGTACACTATCCATACTGCTCTTTAAACGCTGTATTTCCGTATTTTGTTTTGAAATAGCTGCACTTGTTTTAAGTGATGCCTGAAAAAGTTTTTGCTCTTGTATCTGAGTTCGCGCTAAAGCTTCTGCTGTTCTTAATGTGGCATTGGCTTCCGTCCCTTTCAGTTTTGCCAATTCTTCATATTTCCTAGTAAGTTCTGCAACTTTTATTTTCTGGTTATCCAATCTCTGACTTTGTGCAGCATACAAAGATTCTTGAGCAAACACTGTTTTTTTCATAGCATCAATCTGTTGCATAGCCATCCTTCCAGCCCCTTGAATACTTCCATCCAGATGTTCCATCTTTGCGATAGCCGAGGTTCCCAGAGAGAGAAACTGACCAAATGACGCGCTGAACCCATCTGTTAATACTAATTCTTCCCGTATCTGTCCCACTATTGTCCCTCCTTACCTCGGCTTTGTTTCCTCATGGAAACGGGTCATCATTGCGTGCATCAGCAGCTTTTCATTCCAGCTTCTGCGTTCTAAATCCTCAGGGAAGATGCCAAAGGAGACGAAAGCGAAATATGCCAGCTCCGTCTCCAAATCACCTTCCCTTAAGAGTTTTTTGCCTCGTTCAGCTTCTTAATTGCATCCTTCATGTCGTTGATGTCCATAACCGCATCTTCCACAATCTTCTTTTCTCCAGGAGAGAACATAATACCTGGCACATCTAATGGATCCATAACGCCATAATACTGACAAACCTCAGCATCCTTCAGATTCGGCTCCACCATGCTCTCAACAATCATACGGTCTCCAAATTCTGCCGCATTCAGCTGGCCTTTTTTATCCGTACACAGCTGCATAATTGCATCGCTCTTTCCAGCGGAAAGACACTGAATCACAAAAGGAACCGGCTTTCCCTCGTCATCTACAAATCTATCCAGAATTAACTCCCGAGTCTTTCCCGCCGGGGCTGGTCTTAAAAATGCGCTTAATTTACTCAAAATCTTTCTCCTCCTAACTGTGCCGGAGCATCTTTGAAATGCTGAAGCGGCTCAAAATCTGTGAAATTAAATGAAATCTCTGCCTGTAAATTGGATGCAGAATCATCCAACAGCGCAATTGGAATTTTAGTCAGCGTTACTCCGTAAATTCCGATCACCTGAGAGCCAAGCGAAGACCCTTTATCATCATTGGTAATCTGAAAATTGATCAATGGGAACCGTCCTGTGCGCTTATACTCCATCAGAATTTTTAAAAAGGCTGGAGTTCCATAATACACAGTTGCTGTTCCGGAGTATTTAAGTCCCTTCACTTTCGTCTGATCTACAACAGATCCAACAACCGGAAATTCATCTGTCTGCACTTCTGCGCTGCTTTCAAACTTTTTCATGCCAAACAATTCAATATTCTGTCCATCTACCACCATAAAGCCCTTTCCGGCTTTACCATTTATGGCATCCTGGGCCAGTAAATATCCCATATACTACCTCCTATTCTGCTTCAGCGTTTACAGATACCGTAACCGTCATGAAGATCTTCTCAATGCTGTCCACCGGCTGGATCTTTACGGCGATTAGAACTGCGTCAATGCTGTTTCCGGCCTCCACCGTTACATCCTCTGCCTCAAAGTTCTGGACACCGCCATTTGCCTGCATATCATTCAGATACCCTACAATCCAACCTTTCAGCAAACTGCGCCCGGTCTCGTCATTACTTACCTTGCCGATGAAATAATTACTGAAATGCTCATATACATCATTGCAGAACTGATTCAGCACCCGCATAACACGGTTTTTGGAATATTCCTCACCTTTATCCACTGCAAAGCTGGTGAATGTGTTGATATCTGTGCATACCTTAACTTTGTCAAAGGTATCAATAAAAACAATTTCCCCAGCCTTGATTGCTTCTTCGATCTGCGCGTCCGTCAGCTTCGGGCTGGCTTCCAGTGCATTGGGATAACGGGAATAGGTCAGAGACTGGTTATACAGCGCTCCTGCCTCTGCTCCGCCCAGCCACCACGCTGCCTGCTGCGGAGTTAATGTGGTTCCATCGTCCAGTTTAACGCCATTCTTGACCGAAATTACCCACTCGCTGTTTGATGCAGAAGCATCCGCCATAACCGCCTGGCATTTCAGTCCCACATTGTTTGAGACACGCTTGACAAAAGCAGCTACTGCCTGGATCGTTGTCGTATCCTCACCGTCATAGACCAATACATCAAACTTGTATGGCTCCATTGCCGTGAGCCATGCTGCATAATCAGTGGTTGCTACAGAAGGATCCTTTCCTCCAGATAGGTTTTTCCCGGCAGTTGCTTCGAGCGCTCCGGATCCGCTGAATACAACCCATGCATTTTTCACAAGTTCCTCGGCTTTCCCTGCCGTCTGCTCATCTCTTACAGATCCATCAACTACAGTTGTAACCTGGAATGTGCTTCCTTCATCCGGATCAGCTGTGATAATGATAGAAATGTCGTTTCCCCTCACTCCGTCATGCACAGCGGTAACGGTTAATGTGCCGGCTGTTACTGTTGCTTTTGCCCCGCTGGTTCCTTTCGGGCGGTACAGAAGGATTTTCGACGGCCCTGTCGTGGTATCGCTTCCTTTCATCATTTCTCTGAGGAACAATGCTTTCTCATTTGTGATATCGTAGCCAATATACGGCGTCAGATCCTCTCCCGGGATAATCGTCTGCACAATCCCTGATGGTCCCCAGGAAAGAGGTTCTGCAATCGCTACAATCCCCCGTGTGCCAATGTTTGCCCTGATATTTCCCTGCGACTTGGTGTTAATGTATACACCTGGCTGGGCTTTGTTCTGGCTTGTCCATGTGCCTCCTGCCATTTTTTGACCTCACTTTCTGTTTGATACGTATTGTTTTTACACGTATTATATGGTATAATACTGATTGTAAGGAGGAATAGGAAATGCCCAAAAAGCCAATCGAAATGGAAAGAATCATCCTTTCTAATGGTTGGGTGTTTAAATCTCAGACCGGATCCCACCGGCATTATACACACCCGACAAAATCAGGAAAGGTTACGATTCCTTTTCATTCAAAAGAATTGCCAAAAGGCACTGAAAATTCCATCTTAAAACAGGCGGGGCTGAAATAGCCCTGCCACCCTAAAACAGGAGGTATGTATATGTTATCTGTGTATCCAGCTTGTTTCTGCAAAGAAGAAAACGGCTACTCTGTTTTCTTCCCCGATCTTAACTGGCTTGCTACCTGTGGAGATACGTTAGAAGATGCTATGGAAATGGCTGTAGACTGTCTGGCAGGCTATCTTTATGACTGCAAAAAAGAAAATGAACCAATCCCAACTGCTTCCGAAATGAATACCCTCTCTGTAGAAGCACAGTTAAAAGAATTTTATGAAGATTCTCCCATTCCCTCTTACTTTATAAACATGGTGTCTGTCGATGTGGAAGCTTATGCAAAAGAGCACTTTGAGAAATCTGTAAAAAAGACCCTGTCCATTCCGGCATGGTTAAACAAAGCCGCCTTGGAACAGGGCATCAACTTTTCTCAAACTCTCCAGGAAGCCCTCCTTGCAAAGCTCCGGGCATAATTCTAAAGGCCGTCTTAAATGGGCGGCCCTTTATTTGCCCTTTAATTTCTCATCCAGAAGCTTTTTTGCCTCTTCGATGGTATATTCCGGTTCTGTCAGGATCACTCTGGCAAAATCCCTCTGATACCCAGCCAGATGCCTGCTTTTCAACAGCTTATTGGTTGGGTATTTTTGCCCGCCTCTTTTGTGCGGCGTCGCAACAATAGTCTTAGACGCTGTACTCTTATTTGCCTTTGATGCCATAACGTTCCTCCATTTCCTGCATTGGATTTCCTTCCTCCGGCAGCCGCACCCGTTCCCTGATATGGAACTGATAATGCAGCTCCCCATCTTCCGTCTGCCACTGCCTCTCATAGGTTCGTACCCATGCTGTTTCACTGCCCCCATCTGAATAAGGGAACAATTCCAGTACCGTATCCAGATAATCCGCAATCTGGAGAATCTCTGCGTTGGCATTAACAATGTTACGTTCCTGCACAAACACAATGTCCACACCCAGATCACGCAGGAACCGTTCTCCCACCTGCCCTTCTATGGTAGAGGGCATGAAAAAAATAAAAAAGCATGGAGGTTCTGTCCCCTGGGGATTGGGACTGTCATAAACCGGATACGCTGAGTATCTGGAAGTAAGGACTCCTGCAAGGCTGTCTACAATATGATCCAATGTAAAAGTCATTTGAACGCCTCCCTTACCCGCTTATCCAGCTCAGTACGGATCACAGAGCGGTATTTTCCGATTGCTTTCTGCTTCATATATTTTCCTTTCACATAGGTGGTCTTTGTACCGACCATCAGACCGCCTGAGCCGTCTGGGGACCGTTCTAAAAGAGAACCGTTCTTGATCAAGCCCGGAACAAAATGCTTGTCCACACGGTGACCGTCATTCACATAGGACGCATACTGCATATGATTGTTTAATTCCGTCCGCACACTCCCCCCCGAAACAACAGGCGTTGTCTGGCTGTCCGTAGCCCAGTGCTGGGCCATATCCCCCGACCGCATATTGGTTCCCGCAATCGTTCCATCATTGGGCGGTGTATTCTCTGTCGCCACCCGTATAGCCTCAATCGTGGCGCCCTCTGCCACCTCTGCCATGATCTTTGATACGTCCTGCCCGGCCTTGCGCAGTTCATTTAACCTTTTCCTCATCTGAGCACCAAAACTTGACATCTAATCACCTCACAACATTGTCTTTCAGCAGCCCAACTTCTTTATGCTCCAGACCGGTCATTCCCCCGCCTACTGGATCATAATAGGCCACCGGTGCTCCGGCCACATACCGTTCCGGCTGGTTTGCATGTCCCAGTGCTCCGCCTCGTATCACCTGCAGCTCATCTCCCGCCCGGATATCCACAGACAAGTCACAGGCTAATTTCTCTGATGCCCGTTCTCTGGATGCATTATCCGTCATCACAGGGCCGTCCTTCTTTGGGCTGTAGATTCGGCATAAAACAGGAACCGTGTTTACTTTCTGCCGTTCCTGCCGGGTCACATTCCCCTGTTTCTGAGCTGACACTCTGTAGATATCAACGGTATCCGTATACCACCCGGCAAAAATAGGATTATCAAATAGCATACATACCTCCCATTCCTACCATACGGGCCATTGTGACCAGCTGGGAGCCGTACTGGGTGGTATTCCAGCTTCCCCATTTTTCGGTTCCCGCTGTCACAGCGCTGTTGTCATAACTGACAGAGGTATCACCCATGGACACTGTTTTTACAACGCCCTTTTGCTCTGCATTCCCTGCTGCCTGTCCAGTGCTCTGGGAACATGGCGAATACGTTTTAAGGTACATCGTGGAAAAATGTGCTACATACAGCCCCACTGCATACCGCCACATACTCCCCCATCGGGATGGCAATACACTGTCATTTGCCTGGTCTACGAATGTCTGAAGCATGGTTTCCGGGATCAGGCTTTTACGCCGGATCTCTCCTGAGCCCATGACCGTATATTCTTCCTGACAAAACTGTGGGAAATCCTCCAGAAAAGCAGGGATGGTATAGGAACCCTGCTCCCCTGGCTGAGGAATATTTGCAGCTGTCGATTTTGCACTGTGAAACGCATCATAGATTGTCCCCATACCATCATCTCCTTATTTCTTTGTATTTTTCTTTCCAGAAGGCTTTTCATCTTCCCGAACCGCTTCTGCCGCATTTTCCTGCGTATCTGGGCGAATGTCTGCCCTTTCTGCCTTTTCTGCAGCCGCCTCGTCCGCAGTTTCCAGCTGTTTATCCTTCCTGCCCTGAGGAGTGGCGATCATACCGGACTCAATCGCAGCCGCAATGAGCCAATGCCCTGCCACGTCCTCCGGAATTTCTCCGATATAATCCTTCGGAATTACATAGGGATCTGCCCCATCCCTCGGAATAAGAAATCTGTTTTTTGAAATGATAAACATCCTGTACCTCCCTTAAATTCCATCTACATACAATACAGTCTGATCGTAGAATACCTCTACCTCAGACACATTGGCCGCATATGCCGTGTCATAGCAGAACTGCTCTGTGTTCGGCCCTGTCATGGCACGGGTTAACGGTGCAAGTTCATCCATAGCGAGATAACGCTCTTTATTGCAGTACACTGCCATACGGTCCTTTTTACTGGCTCCTGCACCCTTACACCAGGATGTGGCGCCAATATACAGATCCACTCCGTTCTGCTTTGCCACATTGTTTTCCAGAAGGAAAGCAAGGATCGTCTTTTCTGCCAGATCGCTCACTCTGGTGGTTGCCAGATAATTAAACTGTTCATACGGCATAATGATATGGTTCGGGATTGCATCCCGGTCATATTCTGCCGCCGCCCAGGCTACCAGGATGGCCGTATTGATATCATCCAGAATCTGATCCGGCGTCTTACTCTTAAATGTAGTGCCGCTGGAAGATCCTGTAGCAGCTGCACTGGTGATCGTAACATCCGCATTGTTTAACAGGCCGGTGGTTCCGTAGCGCTTGAATCCTGCATATGTGTTTTCCTCCATATGTTTATCATATGTCAGGCGCAGGCCATCCCTAAGCAGGCTGTCAAGATTGCGGCCTGTCATATTGCCTCTCTGCATATCAATCCACATGACGCGGGTTCCCATGGCTACCATGTGGGACTTATACATCCCCTTCTCAAAATTCGCCTGGATCATGGGGATACCGTTCGCACCTCCGGCGTGATGCAGATTATCGCCAGAGCCTCCGGCAGTGCCGTATCCTACCTGCATAGCGCTGACAAATTCAGCCCAGCCTCCTCCCACTCTCATAGGAATATCACGGGCGTATGTAACGCTGGTCAGCGGTGTTCTCACTAACGTATCTCTTTTTTCCAGCTCTGATGTTAAAAATGCCTGTCCGGAAGCAATCCCGGCGGCATCCATTGTCATGCGAGCAGCGTTTCCGCCAGTGGCACTCCCACCAGCGCCCCGTGCTACCTGCATGCCTAAATCCATTGTACCTACATTCTGAAATACCATTTTGATCCTCCTTATGCGTTAATCATTGTCAGGATACTCAGTTCAGCCACGCCGTTTGCATCAGCGTTTCCTCTCCACTGAACATTTGTCAATTCTACAGTATTTTCACTGTCTGCCTCTGCCTCAAATCCCCCTACCAAAGCCTTTGGATGACTTCCGTTTGCTTTAGTACGGACATATACCTTTCCTCTGATAGCCGGGGTTCCTTTCTGGCAGATTACGTTGATCCGACCACGCTTTAATACAGGCACAGCCTCTCCTGGCTGATATCCTCCGGCGTTCTGGTTCAGATAATCCGTAGCGGATTTAATCTCTCTGGCTGCCACACCCACAAACTGATCTGCGGTGCTGCTGCCGCCGAAGGGAACCACTGCACCAGCTGTCCCATAAACTACAGCCTGTCCGAATACTACTGCGGCATCTCCCTCCAGAGGATGGGAATCCACGATCATATCCGGCTGTCTGGAATAACTTCCGGCGTATCCGTGCGGCATTGTTTTTCCGATTGTCTGTCCTCTCATTCCTGTGTACCTCCATTCTTATGCGGATTCATTTTGTCATAAGCGCTCTGCAGCCTGCTTAAATCTGCATCAGGCTTATGATCCGCTGCATTCTGTGCATTATGCTGGGCTGCCTTCATAAGCTTTGCAATATCCCCGTCAGCTCCGGATCCTGTTACGCAGGCGATCAGGGCATCCGATACCGCCTTGCGCTCCTTTTCATCTTTGATCGCAGCTACAGCAGGCCTTGCAGCCTTTAAAAGAGCAGCGGCCAAAGCCTTGTCCACTGTAGGGGCCTGTTCACCGCTTCCCTCTGCCGGAACTACTTTGGCTTCCTTCTTTTCCTCTTTTTCTTCCTCTTTCCCCTCCAGCTTCCGGATAGCTGCATCCATCGGATCCTCTTCTGGTTTTTCCTTTGCAGCTTCATCAAACAGGTTTAATAATCTGTCGATTTTCTGATCCAGAGCCGTTAAAAAAGCGGAATCCTGTACCGTCTGAGCGGTACCCTCTTTTTCCTTTTTGCCTGGCTCTGTTCCATCACCGCCGCCGGAAGAGTCCTCTTCCTCAAATGCATCTGCCGCATCCATAGCCAGCTGTTCAATTTCCTCCGGGCTTTTATCCTTTACGGCCTGCCCGAAGAGTTTGAAAAATAACCCATTCTTTTTCATAGCTTTCCTTTCCGGCTTCTCAGCCTGTTCTTTTTTTAATGTATCTGAATCTAAAATTGCGGCCCGCTTCCCGGCTCTTCCCCGGTTTACGACCGCAATGTGATTCCCTCTTATATTCTTTTGGCAGAATGCTCCGGAACCGTCCGAAACATATTCGCACTCATACCCGCAGCTGATCTCCCTCTTCCCCTGCTGGATCGCATCAATCAGGCTTCGGTCATGGATATGCAGGTCTGCAATTACATAACCTTCCCATTCGTCAGTCCCTTTCCTGATATTCTGAGCATGACCCTTTTCGTACATGCTCACAGTATCCGGGGTAAGAAGCTCCGGCGGATGATCGTCCGTTGTCGGTTTCCCTTCAAAACTTGCCAGAGCAGCCTCAGAAAATACTTCCTCAGGTGGCCGATGAACGATTACCACCTTTTCTGCATCAGCACCAGAAAGTCCCAGCTCCCGCCCCAGATACTCCTGGTCTCCAGTCCGGGCAATCGGAACATTTCTGCAAATCAAAAAGCCCTCTCCAGTTTCAATCTGATTGGGGCTTATGGTGTATCCGTAATATGCAAGCATCTCTCTGTTTCCTTTCCGCACTTCGTACACCGCCTCACATACCCGCCATAAGGGCCATAGCGGCGGCACCAGTGCTTTCTATACAGGTGCTCACATTCAGGATTCGCCCTGCAAAAGAACCGTTTCAGCCAGTTTAGAAATCTACTCATTGTGTACTCCTTCCTGTTGCGACGTCGCAACGCTAAAAATGGGTACAAAAAACCACCGGCCATTTCTGACTGGTGGTATTTCTCCTCAATTATTTTTGCTTATCTTAACTCTGTAGCAAAGTATACACTATAGCTCTCTCCGCTGTATTATAAGACCTCTTTTATATCTTCCTCTGCCAGCAACTCTCCGTTGCCATCTCCATACTTTATTCGGGCAACCATAACATCCGTATCATCTGTATCTGATTTATTGGCATATGTGAGCATCTCAAGTCTACATTTAACGCGCCTGCCATCTGCTAACAACAGCGTTAATACCTCTCCGCGTTCTCCCTTTTCAAATATCTTCTTTAAGTTTGGTGATATCTTAGCCCTGTACATAATCAAACCTCCTTTACCGGATGCAGGTGTACGCCCTTGCTGGAATAACGAATTGCAAAACGCTTTGTTTCTTCGTATCTTCCTTTTCCAAGGTTAAAGTACCTTCCAATCGGTTCTTTTGCGCTGATGTATTCAATAGGGTACTGCTGATTCTTACGGAATTCAAATTCTCCTGTCCCAGAATATTCATCCACCAGCTTCTGAACATCCACACTTTTATAGAACATATCTGGTGCTGTTCCTTTGGTTTCCAAATCAGAACGTACCCTTTGTCTCCACTTTTTAGTTCCCTGAATATGTTCCTGCTGTTTCACATTTCTTACAGCTATGTTTATAGATCCATCTTTTAATTTTTCTTTGAATTTGCGGGACTTTTCCAGATTTTCAACTTTTTTTCTAAGTACCTCAATTTTTTCACCTTCAGTATACTTCATTTTCTGGAACTTTGCAAAATCTTTCGGTACTTCCTCCCCTAAAACAGCCCTATATTCCTTATGCTGCCTCATATCCCGCAAAAGCCTCTGCCGGTTCCGCTCCTTCTCCCGATAAGCCTTGATCTGCTTCTTCGTCCGGGGATCCCGGTCAATAGGATTCTTTTCAGGATTGGAAAAATCCTTATCCTTCTGGATCTGCTTTTCTGTCTTTCCTATCGTTGTATATTTAACCAATGAATGAAGGCAGTTAGGATGAATATTCAGGTAGGTATTCGTCAGATCATCCGCCCCATCCGGATCTACCTTCCCGAAAGCCAGAGACAACGGAGGATAGTCCGGGTTCATTCCGCTTTTACTGTACACTCTTCCCTCCAGAGCCGCGCATACCTTGCAGGTGCTTCCAACCTTCACGATCTGCCACAGATCGTAATCGTCAGCCGTAAGAAGGGCTGCCACCTGGGCCTGACGGGCTGTTGTGCGGACAGCCATGTTCCCATAGCTCTGCAAAGACCACTTTCGCCCCGCCTTATCCACAAAAGCGGTAATCCCCTTATTCTGCATCTCCTGTACCATGGCCTGACTGCTGTTGATCCATGGAGTTCCTGCTGCCTCCTTGCGCAATACCTTTTTAAGTGCTGTTTCCCGGAAGGGATCAGCCTCCAGTCTCGCAATCGTGTAGACCTTCCGTACGCTCTCATAAGCTGTTTCTGAGGCCTCTGTAAGCTCACCCAGAAGATTATCAGTCAACTGCTGTATAATAGCAATCCGGGGCGCTGAGAATGTCTCAGTCATCTTCCGGGCATTCGAGTAACCCGAAGCATCCTTATCCGAATGGTAGAATATCTTTTCTATCATCGTCGGGACATAGGCCCAGGACTGATCTATCATACTTTGCAGAATCTTCTGGACACGTTCCAGAGCAGCTACCTCAGCATAATCTACATGGCCCACCGACCGCTTACGGTTGATCACATTTATGATTTCCTGCTCTGTCCGCAAAAACAGCATACGCATATAAGCCGTTACATCTGCCCGATCTGGTAGAAGGATCTTCATCTGCCGTGTCATTCAAAATCCCCCTCATTGCCTGATGCTGGTTCCCGTGGAAGCTCTAAGCCCATCAGAGGATCCTGCATCGCTCTGGAACTGCTGTAAGTCTGACCTCTGCCCGCCTCGATGCTTTCGTCCGTGATTTTTCCAAACATTCCGGTTTCTTCGGTCAGTGTCTGGAGTTCCTGCTGTGCAGTAGCAGAATCGATCAGATCATTTTGGTATACCGCCAGAATTGCATTCGTTTTGCGTTCTGCAATCTCCGCAGTTTCCTTGGCATCTGGGGTCTGCATGGGTGGAAAATCAATCTCCAAATCATCCGGTATCTGTCCCCAGGCCGATAATGCCATAATCGGCAGTAGTCTCTCAATGATAGCCCGGAAATCTGTTTCCCGCAGGCCGTCTATGTAATCATAATAATTACGCATATCAGATTCGCCAGTAGCATTCATCCCAGCAGGCGAGCGCCCGAAGAGCTTCGTGACCGGTGTTCTGGCTGCACCTGCCACATCCATCATCACTCTGTCATACACATCAGCAAGGCCGGTAAACGTATACTGGACATTGTGCATGGCGTCGCCCTTGTTGATGATGCGGGTTCCGAAGTTGCTTTCCATGATTGCCTGGGCCTGCATCAGGTTCCAGAACCTGCGCTGCATCTCTGTATTTGCCGTCCCCAGCAGCTGATCCAGTCCATCCGCTTCGAGATAGTTGACATTTGCCCGGAAAGTCAGCGCTGCAATATTACCGGATACATTGTCCCGCTTGACAACCTCGCTGTAAATCGCCTCCAGCTCCGACTCTCCCCAATACTGTTCAGCCACCTGTTCCAGCCACGGCAGCTCCCGCCCAATGAACCGGATCACCCTGCTGTGATGCACACGCACAGCCGTCTGGCCTGTAGTCTCATCCCGGATAATATAATAATCCGGCAGTCCAAAATCAGGATCGGACGGATCTGTTACCACATCACTTTCCGGATATACACCACTCCACCGGTCCAGAATCTGCAATCCCAGGAAGCTCCCGGGCATTATGCTGTCCAAATCCAGAGGCTGGGACATATCATTTTGTCCCCTGATAAGAATCACTCCAACTGCACCACCATACAGCCTCCCCCAGCACAAGCCTGTCAGCAATTTCTTTCGCAGCTGGGTGGTCCGTTCTAAGCGGGCCATCTGGTCGATATATTCCGGAGCGATACCCGATCTGATCTCATACCATTTTCGGATCATATCATTGGGGATTGTAGCTACGATGTTCTGAACAATCCAGTTATCCCGGTACAGACTGGTTAGGAGCTGGTAGTTCTGGGTCATACGGGTCAGGGGATATTCTGTCGCCTGCAAAAGATCCATGGTACCGAATCCAATCCGGGCCGCAGGATTAGAAAAGGCATCCATCGTAACTGTGGATGCCTGTGTTGTGTCTGCCCGTGTACGGCGGGTGTTTCTTCTCTTGGACATAATTATTTTCTCCCTCCATTAGCCTGTTCGGCTAATATCTGTTTCAATCTGTCCGCTATTTCCGAAGCGGATAAACCACTTTTTGTTTCAAGGCTCACCGTTATATCTGGAGACAGTATCCTGGATTCCTGCCCCGCATTATCAGAAGCAGGCCGAAGAATCTCCAATGCCTCGCTGTCCCCGCACCGGGAGTATGTAATCCGTTCATATCCATATGGAATATCCTTCTTCTCTTCTTTATTCATGATGCTATCCTCCATTTTGGTAGTTTTGTCTTACAGTAATACCGTAGGGCGTCCGGCCCATGGTCCTGCTGTTTCACCGGCTTTTCCTCTCCGCGTTCTGCCGCCTTATCATCCCACACATAAGACTGCATTTCCCCAGTCAGCCCCCTGCATTTACGGTTGATCCTGATGCTACGCTTAGCCAGAAGAGTGGATACGATCCGAATGCCATCTATTACCTCGTTATCTGCCAGCTTCACATAATAGCCACGCCCCTGCAGCTCGGCTATAAAAGACGCGGCAGAGGGATCCACAATGATCTCGCACTGTTCCTCTGGCCTGTTCCCCATGAACTCTGCCATATCATCTGCATACTGGGAGTCTGTTCTCTGTGGGTTAGGGCTGCGCCTGGCCTCTTCTGATCGGCTGTCCCAACGATATTCCCGATCAACCCACAATGTCTGTCCATCGTCCCAGATATCCAAAAATACACAGGGGTTCGTGGTGCCATAGTCCACTGCAATACCCCGAACCGCTGTGCTTTTCAGCGCCACCGGGCGTTGATCGTCCGTGTACAGATTATCATCTGTAAACATGGTATAAATCAGGCCCTCAGCGGCTTTCCATAGCCCCTTGATATACCGCAGGTAGAAAACGCCGACATACATACTGCGGTATCTGGCCTTAGTCTTCTCAGACAAAGACAGGTTATCATCCATTGTAAAATGCAGATAAAGAAGCTTTTTATCTCTGCGCTTGTCAATCCAATTTACTTTGAACCAGTGCACAGGGCCCGCTGGATTGCAGTTAAACCACATCTTAGAGCCTTCCACCGAAAGACGTCCTGTTGCCTGGTTCACAAATGATTCCGGCATCAATGCCACCTCATCAAAGAAGGCACCTGCTGCCGTAATACCTTGAACCAGATCCTGGGATCCTTCATCTTTTCCACCGAATATGAAAAAATAATTTGTCTTACCTTTCCTGGTAACTTCCAGCATGTTGGGAAGATCTCCAGAGATATGGTAAATCCACTTATATCCCCGACTGGTAAGCATAAGCTTCAGATTCTGCAATACATTACGCTTAAAAGAGCTGATGGTCTTTCCGGCCATGATGAAGTTTTCTCCGTCAAACCGTTCCATAGCCCACATTACATAAGACAATGACATGCTTACAGTCTTTCCGGATCGGATAGCTCCGTCTGCTATAATCCCTTCCGCGTCCTTTACCGGACTTGAATCAGCCCACCAGGTAAATACCTGGCGCTGCTTACGGGAGAATTTCTGAAATTTAAATATCGGTCGTTTCCTCTTCATCGTCTGCGTTCTCCGCTTCTTCTGTAAAATCAGGCCAGTCTTCATCGGCAGCATCATTAAATGCCTGAAGGAATCCATCGTCTTCCGGTTCTTCCTCAACATCCTGTCCAGTCTTTGCCTTGGCTGCTGCCGTTCGTATCTTCTGCTCCTCCAAGTCCGCTTCTGACTTTGTGGTCTGTCCTAAGGTGTCGCGGATAGCAATATAAGCTTTTACATCTCCCGCCAGAGCCTCCCGGATAATGGCTGCGTTGACGGCTGATTCCAAGGTGCTGTCCAGTCCTAATGCCTCCAGCAGCGGCGTCCATTCTGGATTGTCTATTTCGGCCGTGAGAAGGGCATTCAATATCTTCCGAAAGTCGGCCTTCCTACGCCGTGATTCGCCGGATGCTTTTCCTCCTCTGCGTCCATATTCTCGAGCTTCGCTCGGGCTTAAACGTCTTAAGTTACCATTGTTTGCCATCACCTCACCTTCCTATCTGACTGTATTTCTGAAATCAAAAAAGGCAGCTAAGGCCACCTCTCGTTCGTGTTTGTTTTTGGTATAGAAAAAGAGGCAGCCGAAGCCACCTCCATTTCAATATCTTGTACTTATCCCCACATTATCCACAATATGTTGATAAAAAGAAAAGCCCCCGCTGAAGCAGGAGCCTCTCCAAAGGAGAAAAATCATGCAAAAGAAAAACCAACGGATCCTCCAGGAATCGAACCTGGGACACGGTGATTAACAGCCACCTGCTCTACCGACTGAGCTAAGGATCCGAAGAAAAAAGGGGGGGGCGTCCAGCCCTGGGATGGAACCAGAGCCAGACGAACCGGCCACCGGGCTGTGACACCCTGGCGACCGTCGATTTAAGTGTAAGCCGTCGGCGTTATGCCTTTGGCTTCATGGTACACTATAACATTTTAATTCGTAACATTGGTAACATTCGTAACAAACTTTATGCCGCAGACATAAATCTTTGAAATTCCATTTTTACACTTGCTTCTGTGGCCTTCCGCCCCATCTTCATAGCCACCTGCGCCCAAGTCATATCCTCAAATATCCTGTACCGGATAATCCGCTGCATCCTGGGCGAAACTGTATTGAGCCATGCTTCCACCTGGCGCTTGATCTTCTCTGCGTTCCGGATCCGCTCCGCCAGCAGCTCCTCCATACGATCCAGCTCATCCGGATCCTTAACAGCTGCATACCCAAGCCCCTCCAGATGATAGGTCTGTAAGGTGTAAGGGAACTCATGTGCAGAGCCCTTAACGCTGTCCTGCTGAATCTGGCTCCGGTGCTTCCTCAACTTCCGGATCTCATCCTTGGTATCCTTAATCAGCTCGCAGGCATCTATGTACTGCTCCAAAATCTGCTTGTCCAACGGTATCACCTCCTCGCCCTCAAAATCCTCTGTCTGGCCTCATTCCACTCATCCGCCCAGGTTTCCATATCCACTCGGACAATCAGGTACCGCTTCTGGTACAGGATTCCCATATCGCTATACTTATCGACCTGTGGCCTACACTTCCAGTCAAATCTCTTTTGCAGCTCAATGCCGCTGTACCGCCCCACAAGCTTCCCGCAATCATACAGGTCATAATATACTGGCCCCGGCATAACATCACCTCCAGATCATCAGCACCGCCATCAGGGAGCCCCAGACCATCAGGTAATCCCAGCGGTCTATGTTGCCTTGGATCAGATTGACCGTCCCCGTTATGGCCCACAGAATAATTACCACGCCCTTAAGTACATTCACGGCCACAACCTCCCTGTTTTCTCATCTCTTAACCTGATCGTATCCTCCACATGGTAGCCCATACACTTCGCGGTAAAGAGCATCATGCGGACGGTCTTGCGGTAATCTTCCGGCGGCCTGTCCGCTTCCCGGATCGCAGCTCCTGCGGCTGGATCCGGATATCCTTCATGATTCTTGTACATTATGCTTTCTCTCCTAAATCTCAGTTTAACCAGTCTACTTCTTCTCCCGGATAATATGTTGGTTCCTTTTCAAGATATCCGTTAATCTCTTTTTCGATTCCTTCGCGAACTTCTTTCGGAATAGAATCCATTACATTCGATAACCAGTCTTCATGCATATCATCCTCTATGCATTCAAGCGCATAATACAAATCAAATGTCGCATACGTTTCCTTTGCTAGTGAGGCTTTTACTAACTCTTTATCCAGATACCAATGCGACTGCATAAATTCAGCTTTGTTCATTATTATTGCATCGTAATTTGAAGGTTCTATCACTAAATATGCATCATTTTGTATTTCAGATAATTTTTTCATTCCACACCTCCACTAAATCTTAATTTTCCTCATCCTTCCGATATGGCTCCGGCAGTGGCATCCAGGCGGTCACCTCTGGATCATCCCAATCAGGATACCCCTCTATAAACCAGCTTCCATCTGAACAGAGATTGCCAAGCTCTATCGCATTGCTAAAAGTAATGTAACCACAAAAACCGCTCACTGTTACCAGAACAATAACATCGTCTTCCGGCAGCCTCTCTTCCACTGGTATCCATTTGGGCAAGACATTTATGTCCTTACCTATCGTTTTGTTGGCCTCAACAAAACGCACTTGCTTGTACTCCACCCATTCAAGAGGCTCACCGCATATCTGGCAGTATTTCTGCCCCAGATCAAGTTCTTCATTCTCACATACCGAGCACATAAACCGCTCCTTGCCCTTTGTCCATATCTTAGCCATATCTATCTTCCTTTCTGTAGCACCTTCAAAAATTCCACCAGCTCCGTCTCACTGTTTGGATACCGGCTGTATGTCTCATGACGCTGCCATCTTCCATAGGCCCCAGTAGGATGCTTTTCAGGCTCCGGTCCGCCGACCAGATGCAGGTATGAGGATTTTTCGCTGTATACCTCTGCGATCAACCGTGCCCCGTTGTCAAAATCATACTTGTAATACCTGGCCCCGATATGCTCATCTGTATACCACAGACCCCATGATTTATAATCCCTAAGCCATGCCTTACGCTGATCGTTGTTCTTCATGATAGGGAGTTCTGGCCGTTGTTCTTCCTGTTCCGGCATTTCCAGGTCGCACAGCATACCTGCAAGGGCTGCCACCAGTATTTTCTTCTTCCGGAGCAACTTTTTCGGGAATCCTTCCACTGCATCAACCTTTATCATTTCCTCCAGATACTTCTTCTCCTTCCCTAACATCTCTCGGAGTAGTTCCATATCTGTAGGATCAGCGGCCTCCTCCGGTTGCGACGTCGCAACTTCCTCTATTTCTTCCCCGCTGCTATTTTCGCAGCAGATTTCTTCGTTCTGCTGCATATTCGCAGCGGGCTTTTCCGGCTCCTGATCCAACACCCTCATAGCCCTACCGCAAATATATTCGCAAGGATTCTTGCAGTGCTTACAGCATGGGCTTGGCTCCCCGTCTCCGGCCCGGTAATAAGCCAGATCGTGGTTCACGAACTCACAAGTATCTCCTGCAAGTTCACGGATTCCATCCAGATCTCTAATCTCGCACGGAAACGGATTCCCGCAGGGTGCCTCTACACACCACCGGTCTTTTTGCCGGATCCCACACTCCATAGAGCAGGAATCACAATAATGGCCTCCCTCACATCCTTCTGTAGCAATCAGGCTGTCTGCCGGATATTCCCGCTTGGGTGTCCCATAGGCCGATAGCTGATGGGCTGGACAGTTTTCCCGTTGCGACGTCGCAACGCTCCCCACCGGCAGAGGCTCCACTTCAGGCATCAAGTCCTCCACCGATATCTCACAGCTCTGCATAGCTGCTCTTTCTGGTTCCGGCGGTACATCCGTCACATCTGGAGCGGCCTCCGGCTCAATCCCCGGAAAATCTGTAATACTGATCTGCCCCGGAAGCTCCACATACGGGATTTCCTTAGGCTGTTTCATGGCTCGGATCTGGCGCACGGTCATATCTGGAGTTACCTGCTCCAACTGCTCATCATCAAGCCCAAGCATCTCCTGAAGCTGTGCTTTGCTGAAATCCCTGTACCGATCATCCAGTATGGGGCTGTTGCCTCCCTTGGAAAACCGGATGCACCGGTCTATATAGCGTTTGGTGGTTGACCGGCTGAAACCGAACTGCCTGGCAGCATACTCATTGATATCGCTGTATCCGTATTCCTGGAACTGATTACGATCCCGCACATACATCAGCCAGTACCCGATGGATATCACACTTCTGGCGGCCGTCTTAAGGTCTGTATGTATGTACCGCCCGATCTCATCCAGTGGGATCTCCATCTGGTACCACTCCGGGCCTGTATGGTCAATGGTTCCTGTCTCAGGAACCATGGTATTCTCATCTTCCATCTGTCTCCCCCTCTCTCAAAAACTCCCTCGTCCGCTCCATCATGATCGCATCATAGTCCACATCCCTTTGTTCAAAGTTGTGGAACCGGTTGGACGATGGACCGGGAGTCTTTTCGCAGGCAGGTTTCCCCTCTGTCGGGTTCCGGTAGTTCCCATCCAGCACCTTTGCCATATTGGCATCAGCAATCAGCCAGTCAAACGTAGCTGACCAGTTCCTGCGGTTTTTGCCCTTCAAAAAGTCACTTTCCTCCGCAGTCTCAAAAAGCCGACGGAAGTCCTCAACGGTATATCCTGCCCTCAGTCTCGCACGGATCGCCTTCTTCCTCGCTTCCAACAGCTTCACCAGGCGGGGATACGACCCGCAAACGGAATTATATAATTCTCGAATCGTGGTGATCTGGGAGGAAAAGTCGTCCGGCTTTTCTGGTACCTCTTCAGAGGTACTCTTTTTATTTTGTTTTTGTTTTTGTTTATATATGTCTGCGCTTTGTACTTCGCTTTCTACTACTGGAAATACTTCGCTTTTTACTTCGCTATATACTTCGCTTTTTACTACGTTTTTGAAAGTGAAATACACCATTTTGTATTTATTAGGGCTTCCTTTTCTGCCCTTCTGGTAGATGATCCGGCCAGCCTTTATGAGTTCGTCCCTCGCCTTAATGAATGTGGCTTCTCGACCCATTGACATGGCTGCCATCAATCTCAGGTTATCTACTATAACCCACTCGCTCCACCCGCTCCGGTTGAAATAGTTCATCATCTTATACCATAACAACTGCGACGGGATCGGTAAGTAGTTAGTTTCGAGCCATCGTTCGAAGGCTATGATCTCTGCCAGATAATTGATCTCCATGTAGGCTGTCACCTACCTCTCTTTCGCTTTTAATTCCCTCCAGGCCTGAGCGTCCCTGTATAACTCCATCCAGTCCACGAACCGCATCGTCACCAGCCATTCACACCGGTCTTTCCTGTGGAATACCGCCGGCAGAAGCCCTTTGGCGGCGTCTCTGACCGCCTGTGATACTGCATCCAGAAGGTTCAGCTTCTCTACCCTCTTGCACTCTATATGGATACCCGGGAGCCCTACCACGTCCGCATCACCGGAGGCCCCGCAATACTGCTGGCCCCTGCGGCAGTCATAACCGTACTCCCTCAAAAGCCCTGCCAGCTCACGCTCCCCGCGCTTGCCTTTCTCTCTCTGTGATCTTCCCATGCTATTACCTTTCAAAAAAAGGGGCGGCGGTCAAAAGGTACAAACCCGGCCGCCCCGGCCAACACCTCTGGTCATTTAATACCGTGACATATCAAATCCCACCAAAAGGCTGCACTGCTTATCCGATGATTGTAATATGGTCTCTTACATTTGGCTGCATATGGGACACTGCCTGCGCCAGATATGCCTTGATATTTGCTACTGCCTCATTCCTCCAGAGGCCGTTCTGTGCCTCCTGGAGCATAAAGGTAGGCTCTCCCTTGTCCCCTACACGGAATACGAACGCACTGGCAGGCTGTCCCACCTCCTGGAAGGTACGGTACGGGACCAGTGTCACCGGGTTCGGCACCTTCACATCTGCCTTTGCTGCTGCACCTACCGTCATAACAGCCACCTGAGAAATTCCATCATCTGCATAGCTCTGATCGTTCTTTCGTTCCACATTCCCGGCCATCTTCTGGACCAGTTCCAGATCCTCACTGGACTGGAAATTGGCCTGCAGCTCGATCATGAATGCCTCCTGATCGTACCAGTGGCCGAAACGGAACTCATTTACCTCTGCATTTACCTCAAACAGGCACTCTCTTGTACGCTCTGCATCCAGCGCAGAGATCAGACGCACCCGCTTGGGATTTACGATATGGATAATCATATCCGTATCCTTCGGGAACTCCTCATAGCAGGCCCCGATGTAGTCAAGAAGGGCGGTAAGGCTGGAAGCCTCCAGCGCCGTCGCCTTGTCTGTGCTATCATAACGCTCTAAGCTCTTGTTGGCGTATGTATGTCCGCAGATCTCAATAACCTCGGTCTTCTCGTTTTCTCTTGCCAGCCCTTCAACGTGCTCTAATGCATCCTTTAATCCTTCTAACATGGTTTTGTCCTCCTTATTCTTCTATGTTTCTTGCTTCATAACAGTCGCAGCAGTCCTGAGACATCGTATAGTCTCCGTACCCTTCCGACTCCTCACAGTCACAGATGAAATCCACATCATCATCTCGCAGATGATACCTGCAGGTTCCACAGCATTTCTTTTCTGATGCCATTTCTCTCTCCTTATCTTCCGTATGCCTGTCTTAAGTCAATCGGCCCGGCCTGTACCGGCTCTTCAAAAATCTCCCCTGTTTCCGGGTCAAACTCCGGTTCCTGCCGGACATCCGTATAGGCTGCCGAAGGTGTCTCCCTTATGGCGGTTACCTGCGGAAGTCCGCTTCCCGGCTCCGACATACTGATCCGGCCAGTCCGGCCATCCTGGCCTACCAGGAATACGGTCTCAGATTTTTTGAATCCTGCCAGCTTGGTGCTGACTGAGAAATCAACCTTCAGGTTTCCACGGCCAGCAGGCTTGAATTTAATGTTTACCGTCATTCCCCGGACGGCTTCCGGATCCGTATTGGGATCCATGATGTTGCGTCCGATCTGGGTCAGGGCCATCTGGAACTTTTCTGCCAGCTCCCCGTTCGCTATCGTATCAAACGTGATCGCCATATGCTGTGCTCACCTCCTTTCCTTATCCAAAGAATGCACTGGCTGCATCCTGAGGCTGTGGTACCGGCGGGGATGCTGTCTCAGGAGCAGCTGCCTGTATGGATTCTGGTTGTTCCTTTTCCTCTGACGGCACATCTGCAACCACCATATCAGCATCACTTTCTACATACTCTTTGGTGCCATCCTCACGAATTACTGCCATATCTGCGTCTATCGCCTGTATTAAGTCAATCGACATGATTCCCCACTTGCTAATCAACTGGCGAAGCATTGTCTTATACGCCATGCCATCAAAATCCTTCGCCCAGAATGTCCACTTTGTTCCTTTCTCCAGATCCTTTTTATATCCCGGGCTGAATTTCTTGGCATGGTTCTCCATCTTTTCCCGGCTCCAGTACATGGCCTTGCGGAAGCCGTTGGTATACTCAAACATGGTGTAATATCCCATGGTCGGTGTATTTTCCCGTTCTTCTTCGTCTTCGATCAGGCGTACCTCAATTTCCTCATTCAAGGGATCGAACCGGATCAGTTCCCCTTCTTTGATCGCCAGCACAGTCAGTTTCTTATACTGGCCGCTGCGGGTAGCCAGCTGGATATAGCCCTTATACCCAAGCTGGAACTGGGCCTCTTTCTCTCCCTTTGACCGGTTATCATACGGCACCATATAATACTGGCCCAGCTGGGGGCTGGGGGAAAGGTTCAACGATTCCCCCAGAAGCGCTGCGCTTAATATGCTGCTGTTGGTACACTCCTGCAATGCCGGATTGACCTGGACAGCAGAAACGATGCTGGAAATAAAACGGGTGCCGTTCTTTCCCCCTACTACCTTATTGATCTGGTCCTTTACTGCATCCTGGGTCAGATATGCCGTAAGCCCCATTCTCCTCTGTCTGTTTGCAAGATTGTTATTTACTGCCATAACTCTTTATCCTCCTTAATTCTTCGGTACCGGCTCAAACCGGATGCCGTTATCGTTTAAAAATGCCTTAAGTTTCATCAGCTGCGCCATGGTGGCATATACCCGGAAGTCGATCACATTGACCGGATTCTCTACCGTTTCCATCTTCTGGGGCATCTCCTTGGGCGGCTCCGGTTCGGCTGCTCTTCCAGCCTGCATAACCCGGTCGGCCTCTGCCTTTCGGGCGGCCTCACGTTCTGCCTTTCTCCGTTCCTGTTCTTCCATGTACAGGCGCCGGTTCTCCGCTTCCGCCTCCAGCTGGTTCCGTTTTGCCATGGCGGCGCCGATATCATAGGTCTGTAAAAATACCTGCTTCATATCCCCAGCATAAGGGCTGTCCACCTCATTCAGGATCGCCAGACCCTCATCTACCTTCTGGATCAGTGCAAGGATCTCCTCTTTGATGGACTTCATGGTAGTGGATGCATTGGCATACTGGGGCTTCATCACCCGGTCAAAGGGGAGGCACTGGCCGATATCATGGATATTGGCCTCATAGAACTCCTTGATCTTTGCTGTCTTTTCTTCCCTCTGGCGGCTCTCATAATCCTTGATCTGAGTATCAATCTTATCAATGGCACCCTGGACGATCCCGGTCAGCTCCTTGATCTGCTCACCAAACAGCTCATCCGGTTCCAGAAGCTTCTTGCGGATCGCAGTCCGCTCTCCCTTCACAGCCTCTACAAACTTATTCAGCGTGGCCCGGTCGGCCTTGGCTGCTTTGATGGTTTCATCTGTGTAGACGGTTGCAGCATATTCCTTAGCTTTGGCTGTAACCTCTTCCTTCAGCTCCTCGAAATTCCATTCGATCTTCTTTAAATATCCGCCTTCCTGCGGATTGTAGATTTTTAATTCCATACGTTCCTCCTCTGCCTTTATATCGTCGGGAGAAGCAAATCCGGCCTGTGGCCTTCCACTACGCAAGTCCAGAAGCGCTGTTCTGCTTCCACCAGATACCGGATATCCTCCTCAATGTCCTTTCTTTCGATGAAATAGTGCTTGACTGTAATCCGCAGTTCCCCATGCCATTCGCTCTTAAGCTGGGCTTTCAAAACTGCAAAATCATACTCTGTCACTGCCAGATAATGGAGCACCTGGCAATAATAATTGTCCGGTATCTTACCATTCCATTTTTCACGCTGCATACTCTGTAGAATATTAGTGGTCTTGATTTCCAGTATCCCGCGCCGTCCCTGCTCATCCACCAGCTCACCATCCAAAGAAGCATGCATCCACGGGTACCGGTCGTTGATGAACATATTATCTTCATCGTAGAATACCTGATATTCCGGGAAATCCATGGCGAACAGTGCCCGCAGATGTTTTTCTGCTTCTGTGCCGTACCGGACATAATCCTTATCTGAAATATCCTCCGGCATCACCAACCCCATCTTTTCTTCCCACAGCTGCACGTTGTCTTTGTACGGGTTCATACCTACACAGGCGCTGGCATCCGACCCGCCGATATGGTTCTTCCGGCCCTTAAGCCATTCCTCCCGGCTGGCAAATATATGCTTAGTGACTGCCATCCGCAGCACCCTCCCTCCTCATAATCTTTCCGCAGTTCGGACAGGGTGTAATCTCCCCAAGGAGGGACCACATCCGGACACCGCAGGAGCAGGACAGGAAGTAAAACGGGGATGTAATCCTGACCTGGCTGCCGAGGTATGTACTGGGGCGGGTCATTTTGACAGCCTTTCCAGGCATTTCTCCTTCGCTGCTTTTTCCACGATACGGCTTAATTTCATCAATGCATGTGCAGCTCCTAAATCATTAACGGCCACACGGCTAACTGCACTCACCATACTTTTAGCAAGGCATTCAACAAAATCATCTGAGGATATATTTTCTCTCTCACCTATGCAGATCACCGTTGCCTCCACTCCATCCTTCTTCTCATTGCCTGTCAGACAGATTGCAAGAGCAATCTCGCTTTCAGCTGTCCTTTTGGCCCCATTGTATGAAATTGTTGTGTTTACCATTGATTTTTCTCCTGTTCTCCCTCATAATAGAGGGTGTTGATTTTTTTAGTTTCTGGACCTACCACAGTTGCCGCTGTGCAGGTCCTTTTTCTTCTTGTAACTCAGGCACGGATACATCCTGCTCCGTTCTATGCACCGGTTCTTATTATGGCAAGTACCACAAACATCCTTGTCCATCGTCCTCGCCTCCTTAAATCTCAGAAACGGATTCGCTTACCGGATCGTAAGCCAGCCGGAATGCATCACCATTACTATCTCTCAGTTCCGCCTCACGGGGGCCGATCATCTCAAAAGCAAAGCACTCCAGTGCAATGTCTCCCCGCCGTTCTAACTTTGCCAGACACTTGCGGATCTTATATTCCGCTACGGTTGTTGCCTTCTTCATCTTTCCTCACCTCCTCTCACAGTGCTATGATTCCGGTAGCCACCAACAACAGCACCGTCTCAACCCCCAGCAGGAACGCCATCACCGTAGACATCCTGCCGAACAGCCGCACATCCTTATGGCTCTGATCCAGCTGTTCCCTCATGATCCGGCCCAGCTTCAGGATCTGCTGCTTCTCTTCCTGGGTAACTACAACGCCCTCCACTGGGGGCTGATACTTAATTGGTTCTGTTTGCATTTTCTTCTCCTCTCCATATGTACCCAGTCCACTCCCATAACTTTTTGGGACTGATATAGTAATTGGTTCTTTTCCCTGATTCCATCTGTTTGAGATCTGTAACCTGCCGTTTGTCCTGAGTCGCTATTCCTATAGGCAGCCATCCAGAAATGATTCCTGCCTGAATCCAAGTAGCATCCTTCCCGAAAACCCGTGCTGCAACGGCCACCGGAACGCCTTTCTCTCCGAACTCGGGTACAGAATTCTCACTCATAAGCATACGAGCTATATGTTCTCCTATTTCTTTTGCTTGAGTCAGCTGTATTACGCTCTCTGCCATGCTCTCACCTCCCTCATTCTCATCTTGTTATTTCTTTCCCTCTGCCCTATACTGTACTCACAGGCCCCGCCAGGCCCAGTACCAAGGAAAGGATTATTACCACATGTCCGAAATTGACAAAGCGTTACAAGCTTTTACCGCAAATCAAAAAATGATTGAACGCATAACCAGGGATCCGTTTTCTCCTATCGTGCAGCAACAAAAAGAACTATTAAATGCCGCTACAGCATCAATCCGTTTTTCCAATGCGTTTTCCACCCAATGCACGGTACCAACAGGAATTTTCTCTGGTTTCAATCAGTATGTAAAATTGTCTAAAGCAATAACTTCCAGCATTGGCGTATACAACGCAGTAATTCAAATAATTAATGAAATGACTTCTCCCATAACAAACGTCTGTAGAGACATGAGTGTATTTAGCCAACAAGAATTTCAATCTGCAATAAGCCCTTTGCTTTCTTCCATAAACAACATTCATGTCTTTCCAGATTATGTTGAAGCCCCCGAAGTATTAATATCTGATAAACTATCAAAAGCAACACCAGAAGTACTTTCACAATCTTCTTCAGCCAAGAAAAAGTTGACTCGTTCTGAAGTAGCATGGCTTGTAACATTTTTGCTCACTCTTCTTAGCTGGTTGTTTCCAGATCCACTATCTACTCTTCAAGAAAATACAGATATGGAAACTTTTTCAATTACCCAAGAACAGGGCGAGCAAATTATTGAATGCCTTATATCATTAACTGAATACTTGGAAAATCATCCAAGCCAAATGAATGATGCTACTTCCAGCCATCCAGTGCCTGATTTATTGCCTTCAGACTCTCAACTTGATATTGCAACACCTGACTCTGCAATTCAGTCGAATTCTGAAGTTGATTCCAAGCCTGATAATACTGAATCGAGTTCAAAAGCTGAATAACCATGGTCGCTGTTATAATCCACATTCTCCAATCAGAATGTGGTTTTTCCTTTTCTTCCATCTCTCTCACCTCCCGTCCTCAGTCTCAAATAGATAGTCAATAGATTCATCTGTTCCTAAGAAGTGTTTAATTTTTACACATTCTTGCAATGTTAAATTGCTTTTTCCATTCAATTTTAATGACATTGTGGTAGGAGTTACATCAAGCTCTTTTGAAAGCTGAAACTGGGTAATTCCTGCTCTTGCCATTTCTGCTTCAAGATTACGGTACAATTTTATCACCTCCTTATCGAATTTTCGTGATTACAGTCTTGATTATACTCGAATTTTCGTGATTGTCAATATATTTTTATGATTTTTCGTGATAAAATTAAATTTAACAAAACCTTTGTATTGATTTTTCGAGATTTAGATGATAATATGAAATTAGTTCAAATGAATGGAGGTTGTAAAGTGAACGAATTAGAATCGAATTTGAAAGAACTAATTATTAGTAATTACGGGAGTTTAAAAAAATTCTCCGAAAATATCAATATGCCATGGACTACCCTTGATAGCATTTTAAAAAGAGGCGTGGCTAATTCAAATATAAGCAATGTGTTGAAAATTACTAAGGCACTTGATATCAATGCCGAAAAATTGGTTGATGGAGAAATTATAGGCAATACTGAGCCACATACCATTGCCGCCCATTTTGATGGAGATGAATTTACAGAAGATGAGCTCGATGACATCCGAGCCTATGCTGAATTTGTGAAAAACAGACGTAAATAAGGGGGAATTTGTTTGACACAATTAGAAGAATTAGAGCAGGAAGCTTACGATCATGATATTCCTGTTGATTATGTGCAATTTAAAAGTGACCGTTTGAATGGACTTTACATAGACGGTTCCATTGCCCTGCGCAAAGGAATGGACTCCGCCCAAACTGCTGATACACTGACAGAAGAGTTAGAACATCACTACACAACTGTAGGAAACATTTTAGATCAAAACAATACATCTAATAGAAAACAGGAACGCTTGGCTCGTCTCAAGGCCTATGATCGACGCATTGGCCTCTCTGGCATTATACAAGGACATCGCCAACACTGCCGGAACCATTACGAATTGGCTGAATGTCTTGGTGTAAGCGAAGAGACCCTGAGAGATGCTCTCGAACTATACCATGAAAAATATGGCTGTTATACCAAATTAGATGGCTATTTTATAATGTTTGAGCCTACATTATCCGTAATCGAAAGTTTTTAAAGATTAAAAGAAAAGAGGGGTTGATATGAGTAATAAAATGCAAACAAAAATAATATTTCTTGTTACTTTAGGCATATTAGATATAGGTTTTATTTCTCGTTTTTCTGAATACAGTGTATCTAATAAGATAATAGTAATTCTTTTTTATGCTATTACTATTTGGATTATCCGGAGCATTATTTGTGAAATCAAGAAAGTTAACCTAGAAAAAGCGAACTACGAAAAAACCGTTCAAGAAACCATAAGCAGTATACGAGCTGGTGGCATTCCTAAAATAGAAAGCTGTTCTTTAATCTTAAAAGATGGTGAATTTGCTTGTAATGAAGTTCAAACATATCTAACAGAAACAAAAAATAAAGCTGTCGGGAGTACAGGCTCTGGAGGTGGTGTTAGTGTCCGTGTTACTAAGGGAGTCTATGTCCGTTCGAGTTCAGGAAACAGTCGAAAAATTTATAAAGATGTTACAGAAAAATATTTCGGAAGTTTTATTATCACAAACCATAGAATTGTGTTTATGAATAACCAAAAAGGATTCGAGATTCCTTATGAAAAATTAACAGGACTTATTTCATCTGGAAAATATTTGACTTTACAATCAAGAAATAAATCATATACCATTTTTGTAAATGAACCAATTGTGTTCGAAGAATTAATTAGAGCAGTAGCAAAACTTTAAATAAAACAGCAAAAACCGCCCCTGCGCCAACAGGAACGGCTTTTAGATAAATTCTGTACAGGCCACGGAGGCCAAATACAATATGATCTCAACACCCATATTGTACCATACCTCCTTACACCTGTACAGGTGTATTTTTTATACCCAAAAATGTGCGACGTCGCAACAATAAGGAGGAATAATTATGGCACTGATTCAATGTCCGGAATGTCAGCTACAAGTCAGTGACAAGGCCCTGGCCTGCCCCCATTGCGGTTATCCGTTGAATCGAACGGTTATCCAGAACAATTATAAAAAACGTGCCAGACGAAAACGGCTGCCTAATGGTTTCGGAAGCATCACAGAAATAAAAGGCAAAAATCTGCGCAATCCCTTTTGGACTCGAGTCTGCGTTGGAAAAACAGAATTCAATAAACCCATACTGAAACCGCTGAAGCCCAAAGCTTATTTTCCAACTTACAACGAAGCTTATCAGGCCCTGATAGATTATAACCGCAATCCTTACGATCTTAAAGATGATATTCTCGTTGAAGAACTCTATGAAAAATGGACCGATACCTACCTGAGCACCTGTGATGAAAGCTATGCTCGTACGATCACATCCGCCTGGGCCTACTGTTCCAGCATCTACCGGATGCGGGCAAAAGATGTACGGGCAAGGCATATAAAGGGAGTTATGGACGAAGGATACCGCATCGAAACACGCGGAAAAAAGAAAGGTGAGAAGGTATTTCCCAGCGCCGGTACAAAGGCACGGATAAAATCTCTCTTTAATTTGATGTATGACTATGCACTGGAATATGAAATTGTGACCGTGAACTATGCCAGAACATTTGATATATCGGAAGACATTATGAAAGAAAAAGAAGCGTCGAAGCGAAGCCACATCCCCTTCTCAGACAATGAGCTTAACATCCTATGGGAAAATGTCGGGAAAGTGAAATACATAGACTGGATCCTGATTCAATGTTATATGGGATGGAGACCTCAGGAACTTGCCCTGCTCCGTTTGGATGAGATCAATCTCGAAGAATGGTATATGCAGGCCGGAATAAAAACGGATGCTGGTAAGCAGCGTATTGTCCCAATCCATACCAGAATCCGAGACTTGGTAAAACAGAATTATGATATTGCCATGTCTCTGGGAAGCCCATACCTCTTTAATGATAAGGGGCAAACCCATGCCGGCTCTTATAAAATTACCTATGATAAATACAGCTATCGTTTCAAGGCTGTGATGGCAGCGCTTAATCTCAATCCAGAGCACCGCCCTCATGATCCCCGAAATACCTTCGTCACCAGGGCAAAGAAAGCCGAAGTTGATGAATATGCGTTAAAGGAGATGGTGGGGCATAAAATCCAGGATATCACAGAATCCGTTTACACCCTCCGGGATCTGGAATGGCTGCGATCAGATCTTGAAAAAATCAGGTAGGGCCAATTTTCAGCCCTACCTGACGGTAAACAAATACGGTAATCAAATAATAAACAAGTAGTAAACAAGTTATGTGCATTTTCCTACTTTTGTATACTTTTCCGTACTGCTTAAATCCTTGATTTTACTGGATTTC